GATGCACCTGTTCCTGCGGTTAAGGTGACCGATTCATCGGTGTTATTTTTAATGATGTATTCTTTTTCAACATTAGGAAGGGTGACAGTAACAGCGCCACCTGGTGTTCCTGTGAATTCTACAATTTTACTTCTTCCACTTTCCTCGGTGTAAGACGTGGATGAACTGTTGGTTGAAAAGGCTAAAGTAACGGTTGTGGTTGAAAGTGCAGTGGAGAAAACGCCTGTGATGGCGTTATCCATTCTTTGTAAGTTAACGTTGGTTTTTTCACCCCATGTACCGGCATCTTGGCCAGTCTCCATGAGTTCAATACCTAAATTAGAAAAAGTGCTTGCCATTGTGTTAAATTACCATGATCCTTTTTTATTGTCCATCTTATATTGGAGTCCAATTTTGATCATCCCCAGTATCAATCGCGGTCCACGTTCCACTATCTGTCGGTTCTAGTGGCGTCCATGGCTGATTGTCACCCGGAATAATCGGTTGCCAGTTCGTGATAATAAGGGCTCCTGAACTTAAAGTCAACTCATTTCCTGATAATAAAACATTAGATTTTGCGGTGACGGTAACCTGACCCGTTGCGGTATTGAGTTCGGATCCAATGACTGTAAAGTTAGAATTCGCTATAATTTCAACTTGGCCAGTGAGTAATGAAACGCTGGTTCCTGTTGCTAGAACATTCGCATCATTACTAATAATCACTTCTCCCGTTGCTAAATCTAAACCATCTCCTGCAGGTAAAACAATGACCGAATTGCCTTCAACTTCAACATCTCCTACCGATAATTGAGTGGACGTTCCTGTGACATCAATGTTAGCAGCACCTACAATCACAGGATCATTAACCGCTAAGGTGAGTTCACTTGCAGCAGCATTAATGTTAGCTCGGCCTGAAATCGTGACGATACCGGTTTGAAGATCAAGTGCATTACCTGTGACTTGTAAAAAGGCTTTACCTGAAATGGTAACATCATTTGTAGCTAACGTTAGTTCACTACTATTAGGAACAACAATTGCTTTTGCAATGACATTAACATTATTAGAAGTTAAGGTGAAACCCTCTCCCGTAACATCAATATTGGCTTTAGCAATAACGACCGCATTGCCGGTTTGTATTTGTACGGATGAGCCTGTTGGAAAGACGTTGGCTTTTCCTGAAAAGTCTAAAGTGCCAAGTGCGATATTGAATTGTTGACCGTTGACGGTTGCATTCGCAGATGCACCTACAACAACATTACCATCGGCTAAAGATAAAGCATTACCGGTAACTTCATAGTTGACATCGGTTGAAAAATGAAGAGTACCTAATTGAATATTAAGTTGAGAACCTGCAACAGTGGCGTTAGCATCGGAAGCGATACCGCCCCAATTAATACTTCCCCATTCATATTGACCCCAATAGGTATTTGTCGCCATAGTTTTTCCTTATGGCAAAAATACTACGAGATTCTCAAAATTGCGCTAGTTGAATTCGCGTCAGGAAACTGGATAGTAAAATCACCGTTAGTTGAAGCTTTGTCTCCACCAAAATCTAATACCACAACTGCTTTATCCGCTTGAGTGGAATTATAAATTAATGCTGCTGAAGCGGTAATGGTTGCTGTTGTAAATGTTAGATCTGAAAAATCTACAAACGCAACGTTATCTGCAACGGTAAGGGAAGTACTTGTTAAAGCAGCTCCTCCTGCAGAATAACCTGTTCCTGAAGCTTCATTCGTCACAACATAATTCGTTGTTCCTGTTGAACTAAAACCTGCTGTTGTTGTATACAACGCAAGTTTAAACGTATCCCCAGTCGATGGTGTGAAATCATGAGTTCCTGAAAATAGTTCTTGTTTAAAACTATCCGGTATTATATTTGCCATTAAATCCTCCTAATTTATTTTGATGGGTTTATACTTTCCAGTGGAACTCGTACAACTCCATCTACATATTCATCTCTTCTTCTACGACCTGTTTGTTCAACACCAAACGATTGTTTAGCAGTTTGATATGATTGTTCATATAATTGTATCATATCTGTGGGACCTTTCAAGTACTTATAAGTCTCTGTTAAACAACCGTACAATAGCATATCTTCAGCATATGTCGAGACATAACTTGTACTGGTGGTTGTAGAGGTGATCGTGGCCGGTTGAACATAATAAGCAATGGTAACATTATAATTCGTATCAGGCGTTGGTGCAACCACCCAGGTATTTTCATCCCAATTTCCATAATATTTAGGTGTTCCATAACTAGTGGAAGGGGTTGGATCATATTCAGCCATAAAAGAAGTATCTTTTTGTTCTAGGAAATTTTGATTTCCTGATCCATCGGTAATTTGAACATAACGAATATTTCTAAGTCCTGAAGGAGTGGATACATAACGATTACCTGTCGTCATATTTGCAGTTGCATAAGCTCTAAAAGAATCAATATTCAGTTCTCTAAAAATTCTATTTTCAGTATTTTTAGTGATTTGGTCTAAAGTCGAATCGGTTAAACCATTACTATCTACTTCAGTATAATTTCTAATTTGTGTTTTAAGTTCTCCGTAATTCATCTATGGTGTCAGAGTAACCGGGCCTGCCGATATTTCTCCGCCTCCTGTTCTTCCTGTTTGATTTGCTAAAGTTAAGGCATCAAAGCTATAATTAGAATCATCAATAACAGTAATACTATAACCTGATGCTTGATTTAAATCCGATGTAATAATACCAAAATTACCTTCTGCATTTCTAAAACGAACAATTTGACCTGTGGATCTTTCATGATTGTCTTCAAAAACTTTTACAGTACTAGATCCTGATGTAGTAATAAGTGGATTTAAAGTCAACACTCTTGCAACGGTTGGTTCTGTTCTTGCAGGTCTTGCATTTTGTAATGCTTCCGCATCTGCTCCTTTTGGTTTAGGTTCTAATTGTGGATGTTTAGGTTCATATTCAGATATATGAACTAAAGATCCATTCCATTCTTTAACCATTTCTGTATAAGGAAAAGCTTGACCTGATCTATCAGATATCGCTTGTGAATATTTACCTCGTGAAAATACACCCATTAGACTCCATCTCCATAAAAGGTTTGTGGTGAAATATACAAAGAAGTTCTTTGACCATCTTCCGTTAATGCTCTTTGTAATTCATCTTCATATAATAATCGTAAACTTTCAATTCTTTCAGGTGAATGTTTAATAGATAAATAATAAGCAAGACCTGAAGTCATACAAGGAATAAAACGATAAGCGATGTCAGCTGTATTGGTATAAGCACCTGCATCTTCTATTCTTGCAAGATAATAAAATTTAAGTTGATAATTGGATCCAGAAAAACTTGATCCTGCAGTTTGATATAAAAATACACTTGGATTCACCGTTCGTTGTACATAATACTGTGAAGGTGTTCCTTGTGATAATTTATTAGGAAGATTAGCATAAGTGGATCTATCTATTTTAACTAAACTTTGATCTACAGGTGCTGTTGGAGTTGTATTATTTCTAACGTAAGCTTCTAATACATCATTAATATCTTGTGGAAAATTAGTATTATCATTAGCATAATTATATTCAGCTTGACCTAATACTAAAGGAATCGTTGCTTGTTTTACTTTCCATAAATGAACTCCTCTATTACCCCATTCAGAAAATAAAATATTCAAAGATCGTCTGGCACTTTTTAAGTGATACCCTGTACGAGTTCCACCAACACCAGCTCTTTCAAAAGCTTCTTCAATAATTTCGTCAATCTCAAGATTGAATGATGTAGTACCCGAGGTAGCCATCTACCCTCCTATTTATCTATAAATAATGTAACAGTGATTGTAGTTGACTTTGCAGTCACACCAATTCCATCAACAATATCTGCACTTACAGAATTTGCATACAACACACCATCTTCTGGAATGTTTAATGTTTCTGTTTCACCGGCTCCAACATTAATTGGAATATAAACTCCAGTCGTTGTTGTTGAACTAACAGTTGTTGCATTAGCTAAACCATTAATAACACAAGATCCAGAACTTCCTGTTGATTGAATCATATAGCCTCTTAATCGTGTTCTACCTGTAAATAAAACTGCGCTTGTTGAAGCTGCTGCAACCACAACTGGTTTTACGTCTGATTTATAACTCATTTGTTCTCCTTAGTTGTGGCTCCCGAAGGAGCCACTAAATTATTATGCTCCTGGTCCGATTTCACCTGGTTTTCCGTTATCCGCAACTACGTATGTAAATACGCCTGTTACTGTTCCAGAACCAGCGACATCACCAACGTTTGCATAAACTGTTGCATTAGCTGTTACGCCTGCTGCAATGACTTCTGCTCCGTTTGCTCCAGTGATCGTACCTTTAACTCCAACAACGGCTTCATCAAAGAAACCATTTGGGTCACCTGCAGATCCAATATCTACAGTTGCTGTAGTTGTTGTTCCTGCTGCAATCGTTACTGCAAATTGAATAGGAACTGCTCCTGCAGGTAAAACAAAATTTTGTCCTGCGGATGCACTTGAACCAATTTTAGCAATCGTTGAAGTTGTAGTAGATGATAAGAAACTAATTACTTCAGACTGAGTCATTACTGCTGGTGAAACACCAGAGCTTTTATCTTGTCCGCCGTATGATCTTACCACTCCTTGAAAAGTAGTTTTTGCCATAGTTATATCCTCCTAGTTTATATTAACACAGTTTCTAGGCCATCGACTATACGCGTCTGTGTTAATTTATATGTATAGTGGCTATAATATATAGAAAATTATTAAGAAGTGCAAGGTATCCCTTAGTCTAAACACACTTTTTATTCCATGTTAACTACTAATTAGCCAGCAAATTGATGTATTTCATAATCATTAGAATTAGCATAATTATGAACATCGTCTTCTTGTGCTTTCAGGATAGATCGAATAACCGTTTTGATCTCATCCCCTAACTGTAGCATATCAGTTGTTATCTTGCCATTATTAGAAAGATACATTTCGTTCCATTTGGACTCAAGCTGTATCTTCTTTGCGAAGAGTAACATCGTGTTGTTTGCCATCGTTAACCTCCTCATAGGTTATATAAAATCCGCCAGTAAATTTTAGCCGATTAGGCTCCCATTCTATACCATTTTTTCCTAGATTGTCAATAATGTATTTATGTATGTCTTGTATGTCTGTAATTTCACGATTTGGATAAATAAAAAATTTTGTCTGTAAATGTTTGGTATAAATTTTAATTAGATAGGTTCTCACACTTTCTTCTTTACCTTAAATTGATGGGCGGGTCAATGCCCGCCCATCGAATTTTTGATTACGCGCCTGGCGAACCAAAGATACCTCTAGGGTCAGACCAACCGAAGCTGTATCTTTCTCTAGCTTTATATCTTACGTTACCAGTATCAAAATCACCTTCCATTGAAGTTTTGATAGGTGATCTTACGAACATTTTAAGTCCGTTTGGCACATCAGTTTTGATGAAGAACGCATCTGTGTCAGTTAAGTAGTGGTTTACTACATAACCTTGAGGGATCATTCCCATAGACACGACTGCATTTACATCGTTATCTGCTGTTCCAACTCTACCTGAAGACTTCATTAATCTTTCCGCTGTGAATTGTAATTCACTTGGGATGATTAATTTCATTCCTCTTGCAGCAACTTTCAAACCTCTTTCATCTGTGAATGCAGCAATATCAATTAATGATTGCTCCAAAGATGTTTCGTTTAAGTCAGCAGAAGTTGCTAACTCATTCGAGAAAGTACCAGCAATTGTAGGATGGTTTGTAGCTAAAAGCTCTTTTCCATCTCCACCAGGGTAGTTTGTATTAAACGCGTTGTTCAATACGTTAGCCGCTTTAACTTGCTTAGTATTAGCCATAGATCTAGCTAATGCTTTTGTGTATCTAGACGCAAGTCTATCATACAAGTTGTCTTCGATCGCTTCTTCAGTGATCGCAAACGCTAAAGCGATTGTTTCGTGAGTGTAACGAGAAGTGAAAGTTTCTTGAGCATTGTCATAAGACACTCCAGAACCTTCAGGTTTCACGGCAGCATTCGCGAATCCAGATAACATTACTTCTTCTTCAAAAGCTCTGTCTGAATTTTCTGAATCGAAAATTTCTGCGTGCTCGTTCTCATATCGTTTGTATTCCAGGCCAAATAAAGCATTTAAACCTGGCTCTAGTTCTTTAACTAGCTGTTGTCTTGATATAGCCATAATTTATATCTCCTTATTAACTGTTGACCTGTGATGAACTTCTGTACAAGTGACCTGGTAAGTTAACTACAAAGTTAACATTCGCACTAGCAATATCGTTGTTTTCGATATCTTTAGATACGCCCATAATTCTTAATTGTACTGCTGTAGCGGACGCAATTGTCGCTGTAGCAAGTTCAGTTTTTGATACGCCGTTGATCGTGCTTGGTGATCCGTATACGATGTTTGCGTTTGCAAACACATCGCCTTGACCATTAGCCGTACCATCAGCTTGGATTTCGAACCTTGCGAAAGGATCGTCATATACAAATGCTCTGATTTCTTCACCAGAAGCAACGTCAGTCGAACTGTAGTAGTTCGCGAACCTTGGTTTACCAGAAGTTGGATCTTTTGTAATAAAAGTTCCCCAGAATACACCCAAAATGTTAGTTGTGGTTGCATCATCGATTACTTCAACGGTACCGCCGTTCACAGCAGTTACTAGGTCACCTTGGAATATAGAAGTTGCATAAGCATCTGCAATTAAATATTCAGATAGACCTTGGTTGTCTGCATTTTGACCAACTTTGCCTATAGGTCTTAAACCAAAAGCGGCATCTTTATTTGCCATAGTTTTTTTCTCCTATTTTAAGTTGATCGGTAGTCTTAGAAATTACCAAAAGATTATTTCTTTGAACCACCGAAGGTTACACGAGTTTGTCTATCACTATTGATAGGCATACTTGGATGCTGTTCCTTCATGAGATCGTTGTTAACTGCTTCATCTCTATCTTTGGTTTGCTTATTAAAATAAGCTTCCCTAGATTTCGCGATCTCCTCTGGTATCCTAGCCAGCAATAGGCCGCCAACCCCTATGACTCCTGCATATTTGCCTTCTTTCACAGTTGGATAATCCGTTTCAGGATATTGGTCTGCTCTCACGAGTTCCCATCCTGATCTGATCTTGCCTGACATGTTCTTTGTATCATCAAAGCCCATAGTCTCAGCTCTTATCCATCTGTGTCTGAATCCATCAGGCGCAGGTGGTGCATCAAGTGATGACGGGGGAGTCCAAGTTTGAGGTCTATTTGACTTCACTCTTGTCTGACTCGCGCGAGAAGTTTTTATATCATTATCTTTTTCCATTACGCTTATACCTCCTTCGCGGTTAATTGTTTTGCGTATTCTTCGAGTGGCACACCTAATCTTTTAGCAATTGCTACCTGTGAAGGTGTGAGTTTCACAGTTTTTCTGCGTCCTGTTACGCTTGGACGTTTAGCGGATGCAACAGTTTGAGCAGGTTTTGCTCTTTCTGTTACTTGTTCTTCAATCTTACCAAATTTATGCGGAAATTCAAGTCTTATTCTTTTATCCACTTCTGCATAATATTCGTCTGATTGAGGATCAAATCCTTCTTCATCCACAAGCTTTTTATGTATATCAAAAGCCGTATAAGTCATAGCGGAATCATTACCAAACCAAGAGTTTTTAGATGCCCAAGCCTCTGCTTTTTGATCTAAAGGTGTATCTTTAGGTAAATCATAACCTTTATAATTATTAACGGTTTGATATTGTTGCGGTGTAATATTAACTTTTTTATCTTCTTGAACAATTCGTTCTTGAGATTTAAAAGCATTTAATCTAACCGCATCTATAGAAAGATTAGCTATTTGCTGTTGTGCATTTATCTGAGCTTCTACGTCTTGATTTTCAATAGCATTTTTAAGAGCTAATTTAGCTGCTTCCATATTAGTCTTAACTCTATTTTCAAATTCAGAAACGTAATTTTTATCTAAAGTAGAATATCGTTTTTCATATTCTTGTCTTTTATACATTTCAGCTTGCGCATAAGCAATGGCTTCTTCCTTTTGCCTTTCGGCTTCTCTCATCTTACGAGTTAATTTAGCAATACGTTTTTGAACGCCTTCACTATATTTTTCTAACTCGTCTTCTTTCTCATCCTTTTTCTCTTCTTCATTTTCAGTTTTTGTTTCAACAGGTTGTTCATCAACTTGTTCAACTTCCAACTTATCTTCTACAACGGGTTCTTTTATTTGTTCGTTGTTTTCATCAAAATTAATCTCGGCTCCTTGTTCTTCGCCGACATCAATTAAGTCTTGTTTTTTTTCTTCTTGCATAGTGCCTTCCTATGTTAAATATGATGTAATACAGATTCAGGATCTTTAATAGTTCCTAAAACTTCATCATCGTTTAGTATTCGCACTTCTCCACCTTCTATTGGTAATCTTGATCCAGCATATCTAGCAAAGATTACCCAATCTCCTTTTTTGCACCACGGACCGGTTGCAAACTTATCTTTATCTGCATATGCTAGTGGTCCTATTTTTAATACATAACCACAGTTCACTGCAATTCTAAGTTTATCTAATGTCTCTTGTGCAATTAAAATTCCGCCTTTAGTTTTTTCTTTGGGTGTAAATGGTAAAACTAATAATCGATAACCAGATGGTTCTGGTAGTTCATCTACAATAGAGGAAACATTTTCGTGATCAATTCTTTTAGAATCACGTTCTATATTTTTAATTTCTTCTTGTTTATTTTCTTCTTGATATTTTTCTTGAAGTGCTAATTTAATCTTCGGTACTTCCGTCTCCAAATGGGACGACATTGGTTGTGTCTCGTTCTTCATCATTTTGCTCCTTGTCTTGTAGCAGGTTAGAGATTTCCTGTAATGCTATTTGTGTAGCGTGTGCTTGTCCAAGTAAATACTTGTATTTTTCCATATTGTCAATACCTCCACTTATCATAGTATCTCCAATGGATTGTAGTGAACTTTGTAGTCTTTTTTGTAATTTATAGATAACGTTTATTGGATCCATTTAACAATTCCATTTTCTAAGAGACTTATTAATTCTAGAATTTGGATCGTTAGCTGTTTTTGCTGATGTGAGTCTCTTCTTCATACCAGACATTCTAGCACAAAAAGACTTTCGTCTATTCGCTGCTTTAGAACCTTTTTTTAATTTAGAGGGTTTGGTAGTTACAGCCATGGATAATTTAGAACCAGGATTTGCTCTTCTGTAAGATGCAATACCTTTTCTATTTAATCCACCAGATGCAGACTTTCCTTCTTTTCTTTGCCACGCCGCTGTTTTTGCCATTATTTTTTTCTCCTTGTAAATGTTCTAACATTGGTTGGTTTAGGGCCAGTGTTCGACGCTTGGCTCTTTCGTCTGACAGCACTCCCCTTTTGTGAAGCACTCATACTGCGTGCTTTTGCAATAGGGACAA